TAATGGCTTTCGCTATTGGCTGCTGGGTCAGAGACACTGCCCTAGAAGTAAACCAGCGTGACGTAGAATATGCTAAGGCATTTTTAGGTGCGATGACAAAAGTAAACACAGAGATAAATACTGCAATTCCGGGTCAACGGGGCTATAAACCGATTGCAAAAAGTGATAAGATATCGGAACAACAAAGATACTCTTGGATATTAAAGGGATAAATAATGGCTGATAGAAATAGAAACCCCAGAAACGAAGGATCTCCCCTCTTTAGGAGACTAACAAGGCTATTTTCAGGACCACTAGTCAATTACGATGCTCAGATGGTTGTCAGAAACTCTAGGTCAGATACAGATAAATTTGCATCCAAGTTCAAATCAGCAAGTGGGCAACAATTTAAAAAGACAAGCTACAATCCGTTTTCCAATTTGACTTCAGCAACCATGGCAAATGTCTCAAGGAGCCAAAGGTATATTGATTTTGACCAAATGGAGTATGAACCTATTATTGCGTCTGCGCTAGATATATACGCAGATGAAATGACAACCTCTTCGCACCTGCATCCTTTGTTGAGAATTCATTGTCCAAACGAGGAGATCAAACTTATTTTGAACTCTCTATATCACAACGTTTTGAATATTGAGCACAATCTTTTCAATTGGTGCAGAACGATGTGCAAGTTTGGAGACTTCATGTTGTATCTAGACATTGAAGAGAATCAAGGGGTTGTAAATGCAATCGGGTTGCCAACTAGAGAGGTTGAGCGCTTAGAGGGTGAAGATAAAACAAATCCCAATTATATCCAATATCAGTGGAATTCCGCCGGAATGACTTTTGAGAACTGGCAAATCGCACACTTTAGAATTCTGGGCAATGATAAGTTCGCCCCGTATGGCACATCAATCTTAGATCCGGCACGAAGAATTTTTAGGCAGTTAAGTTTGTTGGAAGACGCAATGATGTCATACAGAATCGTGAGATCTCCAGAGAGAAGAGTTTTCTATGTAGATGTTGGAGGTATTGCGCCAAACGAAGTGGAACAGTACATGCAAAAAGTTGTCACTCAAATGAAGCGCAATCAAGTTGTTGATTCAAGTACTGGTCGTGTGGACTTGAGATACAACCCAATGTCTGTTGATGAAGACTATTTCATTCCAGTCCGAGGCGGACAATCTACAAAAATTGAAACTCTTGCAGGGGGTCAATACACGGGAGATATTGATGATGTAAAATATCTTAAGGATAAGTTGTTCTCTGCCTTGAAGATCCCTCAGTCGTATTTGTTTAGAGGAGAGGGTGCTAATGAAGACCAGACTACGTTAGCGCAAAAAGACATCCGCTTCGCTAGAACAATTCAAAGATTGCAAAGAGCAGTTATCACGGAGTTGGAAAAGATTGGAATTATTCATTTGTATACTTTAGGGTACCGTGGAAATGATTTGATTTCTTTTAAGATGTCTCTTAATAATCCATCAAAGATTGCAGAATTACAAGAGCTTGAGCAATGGAGAACCAAGTTTGATGTTGCGTCCGCAGCAGCTGAAGGCTTCTTTTCTAAGCGATGGATCGCTGACAATCTGTTCAATATCTCTGAAGAAGAGTTCTTACGTAATCAAAGAGAAATTGCTTATGATAAAATCATGCTCGCCCAGTTTGATGTGCTCGATGCAGATGCTGGATCTGGCGGTGGAGAAGGCGGCGGCTTAGGCGGAGGCGATTTATTAGGATTGGGAGGAGATACCGCAGATGATGACCTTGGCGATACTCTTGGTGGAGACGAGGCAGAAACCCCAACACCGGATGAACCTCCCGCAGAGGCACCAGCAGCGGAAGAGCCAGAAGGGAATCTTTTGGCAGTTCCCGGCAACAGAGATGATGATGTTGTAAAAATGGCTGTAAAAGGTCCAAGAGGAAAAGTGTTTACCACAACTAATAGGTCTAAGGGCAAAATGTATGAGCCTAGAAATGATCAAACGGGCAAACGAGCCATGGCAAGATCCATGAGATCTATGGGGGGCATGAGAAACATTACGGGTCCATCACATGCTGAAAAAAACCTGAATAGACTAGCAAGAGGGGTTTCTGAAGACCAGCAATCTAATTATGATATGCAAGAACAACAAATCCTTGAGCATAATAACGAAATTAAAAAACTAATAACAGAGTTGGAGACAAAGCAAAATGTCAAGCAAGATTAAACACAATAAGAAAAGAAATACCGCTTTTCTTTATGAGGCTCTAGTAAGAGAACTCACCAAGGCTACTATGACAAAGGATGGCGAGAAGAAGAATACAATTGTTTCAATATTTAAAGAATTCTTTAAACCACACAGTCCTTTGGCAAGAGATCTAAAATTATACCAGAATATTTTAGAGACAAAGGTAGACGATAAAAGACTTGCAGAAAAAATTGTATTAGAGTCTAGGTTAGAGAAAAGCGCAATTGATAATAAAATTTTGTTCAACGAGCAAAGTGCATTGATCTCTAGGATCAACAAAGAATTGTCTACAGAGGTTTACGCTAACTTTGTACCAAACTATAAAGATTTGGCGACCCTCCACCAGATCTTCAACAACCCCAAGATTGAAGCAAAACAAAGAGTGTTACTAGAAGAAACTATTATTTCTGGCATGATTATTGAAGAAGAAAAAACAGAAGAAGGTATCGCTCATATCGACAATATAGTTTATGAATCGTTTACAAAAAGATTCAATGAGTCTTATGGGAATTTGAACGACAGACAAAAGAGCCTGCTTCAGGTGTATATTGGTTCTGTTGGTAGTGATGATTTGGAAATGAAGGTCTACTTGGATGATGAGATCTCCAGCATTAAAAAAGAACTAGAAAGATCTGTAGAGTTAGAAGTATTCCCAGAACAAAAGAAAGAATTACTAGATTTGGTCGAGTCTTTTTCACAAAAACAAATTGGGCAAGAGGAGTTGACAAAGATTCTTAAAATTCAACAATTATTAGAGGAGTCCCAAAAAGATGATTAAAATATCTATCGGAGGATCACCAGAATTCATACAAGAGTACATTGATACCTTGGACATGAAAAAGTCCTTGGCTGGTCATTTGATGATTTTTAATCACAAAGACATTAATGTTGTTGTAAAAGTTAAAGAAAGAAAGATTGTTGCATATAGCAAAAGCAATTTTAGCGATGTTGTGTACAATACACAGAACAGATTCTTTAATTATCTGGTAGAGCATGGTGTAGTAGAGCCAGAAACAATCAGGGGATCAAATGTCTTTGGTTCTTTGTTGGCAGAGTACCCTGAAAATAAAGAGATTAAAAACTTATCTGAAGTTGTGTTATATAATATAGCAACATTTATGCTAGAAGAAAACGATTACATGGAAGCCATGAAAAAAGTTGAGATGGAAAGAGAAGAGGAGCTACTGCACCCATCCGACAAGAACTCTACTGAACTTGGCGAAGTTCCACAAGAAACCACAAAGGGCTCAATGCAACCATACTATCCGGGCTATTCATATGGCTTGGCGGGAATTTACAGGTATGAATAATGGATTTGCTTTATTTTATTTTAGCCTCATGGGGCATGACGCAGATCATAGTTTACGGAAGCATATTTGAAAGTTTAAGAGAATGGGTCGGTGAAAGATCCTTCTGGCTTGGGACGCTAATCCATTGCCCGATGTGTACGGGTTTTTGGGCTGGCGTCTTTTTGTTTGGAATAAATGGTTTCACAGAACTATTTAATTTTGAGTATAATATCGCTAATTCGTTTATTTTGGGATGTTTAGCGTCAGCCACGTCTTATGCTTTAAATACAATTATTAGCGATAGCGGTATAAAATTAAACCATATTAGCGAATAAGGAGCGAGCCATGACAGCGAAATGGAAATTACAGCCAGTTAGAAGATGTTGCAAGGGTTCCTAACCCGCACGGGTAATGCCCGTGAAAGGATTTAGATATGACTGAAAAAATGGTAATTAGAGAATACTATGAACTTTGTGACGGTGGCATATGCCAAGACTTGCTCACAGAGGCTGAAAAGCGTTTTGTCAACAATGGTGGCATGATTCTTTCTGGTGTTATACAAAGATGTGGCGTTCCAAACGGAAATGGAAGGATTTACACAGAAGGTGTTCTTAAAAGAGAAATTGGCTTGTACAAGAAGTTGGTCGAGGAAAACAGAGCGCTCGGAGAGTTAGACCACCCAGAGTCCAACATCGTTAACCTTGCCAATGTGTCTCACAAGATGACGGATGTTTGGATGGAAGGCGATGATGTATATGGCAAACTTCAGGTTTTAGACACACCATCTGGCAAGATCTTAAGGGCACTTGTCGAAGGTGGCTGTAAGATTGGCATTTCGTCTAGGGGAACTGGAACGCTCCAAGAAAGCCCAAAGGGCTCAATTGTTAATGACGACTTTCAGTTGATTTGTTTTGACATGGTTTCTGAGCCATCAACTGCTGGTGCATTTATGATGAAAGAAAACAAAGAAAGCAATGTCTTTACCAAAGCAGATAAATTAAACAGACTAATACAGGATATTTTAAGTTAGTAATATGAAAAAATCAGAGTTTAAACAACTTATTAAGGAAAGCGTAAGGGAAGTTCTTGTAACAGAGGGCTTCCTTTCAACCATTGTGGCCGAAGTTGTAAAGGGTGTTGGTACAAATGTTGTAACTGAAAGAGTTGTTGAAAAACAGACTCCACAAGAGACACCAAAGCAGTCTGCAAAATTTCAAGAAGAAAGAGCAAAGCAGAAGCAAAAACAACTGCAAGAGACAAGAAAAAGAATGCTTGATGCTATTGGTAAAGATTCTTTTAGCGGTGTAGATGTCTTTGAAGGCACAACGCCAATGAAAAGTGGGGGATCTCCCGGAGGTCCGAGCGCACCAAATTCTGCCTTGGGCGATATGGAACCATCAGATCCGGGCGTAGATATTTCAGGCTTGTTCGGCTCTGCCGCTGCTTGGAAGGAAATGATTAAATAGGTATAAAATGAGCAAGAAAGCGAAACCAGTTCATGTTGAAGTGACACCAAGAAAAAACGAATCTCCCGAAAGGATGATTAAGAGATTCATTAAAAAAGTAAAAAAAGAAGGCATCCAAGATGAGTGGCGACAAAAGTTCATGTATTTTGAAAAGCCAGCAGCCAAACGCCGTCGCAAAAAAGAAGAACGCCGAAGAACACTTAAGCGTCTTCAAAGAGAATACGACGCAAGATATAAAGATTAGGAGATAAATTATGTCAATTTATAGAGCATCAGCAAGTGGACTAGGAAATTCAGCCGCATATCAAGTGGGGGGAGTTCCATACGCCACTGCATCAATTCAAACGCCAATTCTGAGTGCCGCACCTTACGAGCATTCATTCCCCAATGTAACAAAGTTTGTAACAATCACAAACACAACTACTGGAGCAAATATTCCTTTAAGGGTTGGATTTAGTGCTCTGGGTGTCACCGGCTCTTCTCAAGGTGGAGGAAGTCCTCCACCAGCCGGTGCTAGCGATCATTATTTTACATTAGACAACGGAGAATCATATACTGGCGAGTTTAGAGTTGCAAGGCTATATTTTTTGAGCGACCAAAAAGCCTCTGCCCCAACATTATCTATTATAGCTGGGCTTACAAGTATTTCTAGCGCAGATCTGCCAAGCAACTGGTCTGGTTCTGCTGGGGTGGGCTGATAAATGCTTAGAAGTGGCTTTGGAGCAAAGGGTGCTAAATCTATCTCCTCTATGCAAGGAGGAAGAAATACTTCCGTAGACGCATCAGGGGGACCAGATAAGGTTATCAGAACCTTTGGTAGCACTGATATTAAAGGCTGGTTTGATTCAACAGATATTAGGCTCTCTGAAATAGCAAACAATTCAGACGTGTCAACTTGGCATGACAAGGGACCAGATGGTCAAAATGTTGTTCAATCTACAGCAGACGAAAAACCACACTATATTCATAGTGGACTAAACGGTCGACCAGTGTTAAGAAGCGATGGTACGGATGATGTAATGCTTTCCACCGGAGAAGTTGACTGGACTTCTGTGACAAGTGTTTTTGTATTGTTTAAGAAAGGCGATGATGATAGCAATAGAGGTCCATTTGCTAGTGAGGTTACAAGTGCCGCAGCAACTCCTAGAGCATTTTTTGGAATCGCCGCTTTGACATCAGCAGGCACTAGCAAACTGAGAGCAGAAGTTTTTGGTAGAACTAGTGATAACTTTTCTATTAATAATTTATTGAATACATCTGGAGACGCATCCGACATCCCGCCAACAATTACAAATGTGAGAGATGCTTATATGCTTTCTTATCATGAGTGGCAAATTAATTCTGGTGTTGCAGGTGATGGTGCTTTCACGATTAAGTCTTATAATAAAGAGGCCGTTAGTGAGGTAAGTGTTTCTAGTACAGATCATGATGCTTCTGATGTATTAGCAAGCGATGCCACAACAATGGCATCAGATGGGTTTGACACTACCAACATTCAGTTGTTCAAGAACATTCACAACCCCGGCTTTCTTAATGGTGATATTGCTTTTGCTTTGTTTTCCAATCGTCACTACAATCTAAAAGAAAGACAAAAAATCTTAAAAGCGATTCAGCAAAGATTTGGCAATTCAAATATTAATTAATTTTTTAACCTTCTATTTTTAAGTATTTACGTTATAAACCATAATAAAACGACCATTTTCAAGATCTAAATCCCCTATAAAAAACTATTTATATATGGACGCACCTAGTGCGTCTTTTCTTTAACTTAATCTTTAAATCTTAAAATTTAGGAGGATTTATGTATGGCTAGTGCTGAAATTTCACAATATCATAAGTATATTGACCTCCAGAATGTATCTGGTTCTGGAGACCCATCCGCCGCCCCTGAAGGCGGTATTTACCTATTTGCTTCCGGTGCTGCTGGAAGCGCAAAGCTTTACCTTCAAAACGAAGGTGTAGCCACACCACTTTCACTTGCTGACGGTGGTACACTTCAAATCGCTGGTGACAGCGGTACTGATACTGTTAACCTTTCTGCTATCTCTGATGGTGGAACAATGAAGAAAGTTGATTTCTCTGTTGTTCGTGATGCTGTATTCGCTGATGTTTCTGGCGATGCAACAGTTGCTGCTGGCGGTGCTTTGACCATTGCTGCTGATGCTGTTGAAGGTTCAATGCTTAACGACAATGTTATTTCTGGTCAAACAGAATTGGCTCACGCTGACATTGTTGATGCTGACGAATTGATGATCTCTGATGGCGGAGTTCTTAAGAGAGTTGGTGTTGACAGCCTTCAAAACCACTACTACGGAAATGTTTCTGGTGATGCGACAATCGCTGATGGTGGTGCTTTGACAATCGCTAATGCTGCTGTTGAGCATGCTATGCTTGCTAACGATGCTGTAGATGGCGACAACATCGCTGATGATTCGGTTAACTCTGAGCACATTGCTCTTGGAGCATTGGACGCAGAGCACTACAGTTCTGGTTCTATTCAGAACGGTCACTTGGCTGGATCAATTGCAAACGCTAAGTTGTCAAACAGCTCTGTAACTGTTACTGCTGGTGACGGTCTCAAGGACGGCGGTGAAGTTGCACTTGGTGCTTCTGTAACACTTAATGTTGATGTTT